AAACTTACCGCAGAAGCATTCATGAAGCAACACACCAAGGAAAACTCAACCGAGGACTTCTATGTCGTTAAAATTGCTGATTGAACTAGTCGTTGCAATCCCAGTCCTCCTGCTCATCTATGGAGCATTCTTCATAGCGTTCTTCACAGATGATCAGGGGGATTGACAAATGCGTATTTTAGTTTAATATATGTTTGTCGAGGGATGTTCTCTCGATAACAATCTAACTCAGTCTAGAGTCTAGACTTCTCTTGAAAGGAGAATCACATGGTACTCAATGTAATTAAAGCGTCTGCTCCCAAGTATACTAATCTTAAAAAAGCCGCTGCGTGTGCTTGGATTGACTTCTGTGCATGGAACTTAGATCGTCGTGCTAATCCATACAAGTCACCACGTAAGGCTAAATTGCTTACTCAGCCACTAGCCAATACCAAGTTGGCCAAAGGAAATGGAGTTCCTATCTACGGTCTTACGTTAGCACCGGCGGGAGCATCGGGCTACCAAGTTTGTGCGTGGCGTTCACCCGAATGCGAATCAGCGTGTCTAGGCATCACAGCAGGACGCAGTAAGTTCTCCAATGTTCTTGCTGCTCGTATTGCCAAGACTAAATTTATGATGGAAAGTCCATACCATTTCTTCAGAATGCTGTATGCAGAACTCAATGCTGCCAACCGTAAGCACGGACACAACGGGTTTGCGTTTCGTTCCAATGTCCTCAGCGACATCCCTTGGGAAGCAGTTGCTCCGTGGATGTATCGCTTCTCCCAATTCAACTACGACTACACCAAGGGTTATCAGCGGCTCAAGTCGTTATATCCCCATGTGTGGGCTCGAGATAACCCTGAGTGTCCAAACATTGACCTGACTTTGTCATACTCAGGCTGCAATCAGGGTATCTGTCGGGAAACACTAGCCAACGGTGGTCGTATCGCAGTGGTGTTCAATGTAAAACGTGGGCAACCACTGCCCGAGATCTATTCGGGATACAAGGTTGTCGATGGTGACGAGTCAGATCGTAGATTCCTTGATCCTGCTAACTGTATTGTCGGCCTCCGTGCCAAGGGCAAAATCGACCTCAAGAGTGACTTCGTTGTCACCGCCGGTGATGCCCGTGATGATTTGTTCTACAAGTTTTAAGTCTAGAGTCTAGACAAGAAAGGAAACACACATGAAAGATCACATTGAACCATGCAAAGAAGATAAAGTTATGATCCTAGGTATCACCGGTATACCTCAAGAATTACACGAGGCGTTGGATGAGTTGTTGGCCAAGCACAACATCACTGAATACTTCACGCTTGGCACGTGGGACGGCGAGAAATTTGTTGGAGAAGTTCCCGACAATGCGTCACACTTTAAGTCGGGAGTCGTTATATCTCCACAGCCTGTGATTAAATCTTGGAAGATAAAGTCTGTTCAAACTTGGTCATATATTTATGAGTGTGCTACGGCTCAAGAAGCAATGGAACTTCACACACATGGCGAACAGTCCAATGATTCATGGGTCGTGGATGAAGTTGTAAGCATGGCTACTAACTGTAAGCAAGGATCGTTCCTTGACAAAACAGTATAATCTGTTAGTATTTATAGATCAAGGGAACGTTTCTCTTGAGTCACTTAACCTAGTCTAGAGTCTAGACTGTCTCGAAAGGACACACATCATGTTGATTACAATATCACTACCGGCTGAAACCATCACGCAAATCAAGCAATTGGTGGACACAAGCACACCGTTGTTCGACCAAACCAAGGTAGTCATTGACTACCAACTGTTGGCCGACAAGGTGGACAACGATGACTTGGCGCAGGAAGTTGCACAGAAGATCGAGGTGTCCGACATTGCGACTTACATTGATATGGATTCTTTGGCAAGCGAGATCAACGTGTCTGACTTGGCCGCCGAGATCGACATCAGTGCGTCCGATGTTGCCAAGCACATTGACTACAGCGATTTGTGCGAGAACTTGGACTACAGTTATATCGCTGATGCAGTAGACTGCTCTAACGTTGCCGATGAGATCTCAATGGCTCGACTGGGCAAAGAGATTTCCATTGACGAGTTAGCGAGGGCAATGGTGGATCAGATCACTAAGAATCCTAGTTCATTCTTTGCTGCATTAGCCAAGGCAACGTTGCCCGTATAAGATCCTTTCAAGAAGGTGGGGTGCGTATACCTTAATCACGCATATTTTATAAGGAGAATACTATTATGCCTTTGGACAAAAATGTTTATGTTACTAAGTCATCTTCGGCATCCATCAAACGTCTTGAGAACTTGGGTTATGTAGTGCTTGACCCAGTTTGCATGGCTGCTGATTTTGAGTCACGCACAGGGTCACCATTTACTAAGACACCGGTTGCCTTGCGTGAACTGTTTGAGGAAGCCTATGAAGAAATGTGGGGAGTTATTATCGACGAGATGAGCAGGATTAACCGTGAAGATCTATTTGGATCAGGAGTATAATATGTGGACAGGCAAGAAACCAAATACAGACACGCCTCCGGGCGCAACGTATGCCTTTAACAGGGCGCAAGTTTTGAAGGAGTGTACTATTAAGGGAATCGTGGTCGCTGAAGACACACTAAATCCCGGAGAGTTTATTATTCAATTGTTCTTGGTCAACCCGACCACTCGGAAACAGTTTGTTATATCTGCGTGGCGTGATGAGGAGCGCAATGGCGCAGGGTGGCTTGACATTGAGGCCATTGACAGATCACCTTCTTTTGGTAGTATTGATGAATGAAGAAACCCTTACAAAAAACCTTTATTGTTACTGATGCCATAATGTTGGCACACGATGGTTACATGACGGGAGATACTCAGAAAGCCCATGACTATGCCTCGTTGGCGTTGTGGCGGGCTGACCGTATTGGATACTATTTGTCAGATCTTGAACAACACTTTTTGTTCATGGTCACTACACCAAAGCGTTCGAAACGCAGAAAAGTCTAGAGTCTAGACAAGGAGATTACACTATGCCACGAAGTTCATTTCAATTGATTGCAAACCCAGCGTCCGTTCCTGTTCCTGTTGCTACTGCATCATATATGCCTGTTCCACAGAATGCCTTGTGGACTATGATCAGCGAGGAATTCAAGTACAACGGCTTCACTGTGTCCGAGCCCATGCACATGATTTCACCGAAGCAAACCGTGTTTGTTTCTAGCATGAATGTGTCAGGCCGCAGTATCGACACCGGTAGCGAGATCGGTTGGACTGTTGCAGGTATGTCCTCGTATGACCGCAGTATTGCCAACCGAATCGTATTCGGCGGCAAGGTATTTATCTGCGCCAACGGTCTTGTAGTTGCCGACAAGGTATTGAAGACTAAGCACACCACCAACGTGTTCGACCGGCTGCCTAATCTTGTCCGTCTTGCGGTGTCCTCGTTCCGTGAAGAGGTGCTGAAGGCGAACGAGTTCTACAACGGCTTGAAGACCATCTACACAGCCAAGGCGGCACTCGCTTCCTTTGCCGTGGATCTTGGTCGGGCTGATCTGTTGCCTAAGGCCAAGGTAGTTGATTTTGTGGACGAGGCTACAAATCCTTCGTTCGAGTATGGTACGGAGCAAGGTTCTCTTTGGAACGTTCACTCGGCTTACACGCACTTTGCCAAGGACTTCAATCCTACGGTGCGCCCAAGTCGTGTGATCCGTTTTGAAAAAGCGTTGAAACAAGCCTACGCCTTGGTTTAAGTATATACTAGGAGAGTAAGTGTTCTCCTTTCGAACCCCATGTATGCCTTAAATGGTGTACGTGGGGTTTTTTTTTGTCTAGAGTCTAGACTTTAGGTATACACTATGAGCAATGCGCCAAGCCAAACTTGATGAAGAGATGGTTGAACTAGGCAAGCAGCGGTATAACAACCGGACAGCCAAAGCGCACACTATAGGCACAGAAAGCAACACGATTCCCGGCAGAATGATGCTGAATCGTTGCACCACAGAACTCGCTAAGGAGTTGACGCTGTGGTTAGCCAAGGCTAGCAACGGCCCGGGACGTAGGCATCGATGTGTTCCGTTCTTGTTGCAGATCTCCCCTGAGAAGGCCGCAGTAATCACCGCAAAGGTAGTGATTGATGCCCTCAGTACTGAACGAATGCTTACAGGCACGTGTGTAGCCGTTGGTCGTGCCCTAGAGGATGAGATCCTGCTCTGCAACTTAGCCGACACAGACCCAGCCTTCCTGAAAGCCGTGCAGAAGAAGACATTCAAGAGCGTTGGTCAGAAGTTCAAGCGTAGGTTTGCCCGTGAGGCCGCCAAGGCTGTGAACTTAGTCACTCAGCGTTGGCTCAAGTCAGATGCCCTTGCCGTTGGTCTGCTCTTAATAGAAACACTGTCATCGTGCACGGGCATCGTCGAAGTCATCACAAAGTTGAACGCCCGTGGTCGTAGGTACTGTGTCATTCAGCCGTCCAAGGACGTAAAGCAGTGGATCAAAGAATGCCATGAGTACCATGAGACCCTTGAGCCCATGTTCCTTCCTACCATTGAACGCCCATTGGACTGGAACAATCCGTGGATCGGTGGCTACGCTAGTTTACAGTGGAAGCCACGCCCGTTGGTCAAAAGCCGTAGCAAAGCCTATCAAACAGAATTAGGCACGTCACTATCACCAGAAGTCTACTCGGCGATCAATCTCATTCAGAACACAGCGTGGACTGTGGATACACGGATCAGAGATCTAGTGCAAGAATGTTGGAAAGAAGGATTCCCAATTGACGGATTGCCACCCTCACGGGACGAGCCGTTGCCGACAAAGCCCAGCGACATTGAAACAAACATGGATGCTCGGCGTCAATGGCGTAAGGCAGCAGCAAAGATCCATTTTCTCAACGAGTCGTACGAGTCGCAACGGTTGCTGACACTGAAGGCCTTGTTTGTTGCCACTAAGATGAGCGACTTCAAGTCCATTTGGTATCCCCATCAATTAGATTTCCGTGGCCGGGGCTACCCTCTTCCGTTGTTTTTGCAGCCCCAAGGTGTTTCATACGCCAAGTCAATGTTGCGGTTTGCCTCCGGCAAGGAACTGAAGACAGACGATGACCAGTTCCCCTTGTTGCTACACGCCGCCAACAAGTTCGGACTGGACAAGGAAAAGATCACCGACCGCATTCGTTGGGTTGAACAGAATCGTGCAGCCATTGAACAAGTTGGTCGTGACCCGTGGTCGAACAAAATGTGGCGTGAAGCAGACGAGCCGTTCGCCTTTGTGGCCGCCTGTAATGAATTGGTGGGAATGTGGGAAAGTGGGAAAGGCTTCATCAGCCACCTTCCGGTATCAATGGACGCCACAACGCAGGGACTACAGATCTACTCCATGCTGTTGCGTGACCCAGTAGCCGCTGCTGCAACTAACGTGCTGCCTAGCGATAAACCATCTGACCCATATCAATCAGTTGCTAACTCTGTGATCAAAAGATTACAGCAATCAGATGATCCGATGGCGAGAACGTTGTTGGAGTTTGGTATCGACCGCAACACAACCAAGCGCCAGACCATGACCCTGCCCTATGGCTTGACCATGCACTCATGCATTGGCTACACACGTGAGTGGCTCGAGGACAAGATCCGGAAGACAGGCAACAACACATTTGGTCTGGAGTCATATGCACCTATTTCATTTCTTGGTAAAATAATTTGGGAGTCAATCGATGATGTCGTAGGCTCCGCTAAGATTGGCATGGCATTCATCCGGAGCGTCATGGGCACACTAATTGACAACGACATCACACCACGTTGGAACACACCTATCGGCTTCCCAGTGCGGATGCGCTATGAGAACTACGACATTGTTACTGTGTCAACACGCATCGGAGCCAAGGCAAAGGTTCTTAGTCTGCGCCAAGACAATGGAACACAGAGCAAACGCAAGTCGCTTAATGGCGGCCCCGCAAACTTCATCCACTCGATGGACGGCTTTGGTGGACTATTGGGGCACACGATCAATCTATGCAAAGCCAATGACGTTACTTCTCTGGGCTGTGTACACGATCAGATCCTGTGCCGAGCCTCGGATTACATGATGACCAGCGCCTGTGTTCGACAAGCAACTGTTGACATATTCTCCCGGGACTTGCTAAAAGAATTCCGTGACATGGCATTGACAATGTTGCCTTCTTCTGTTAGTCTGCATGAAGTTCCGAAGTACGGTTCTTTGGACATCACTAAAGTAAAAGACTCTGACTACTATTTTAACTAGTCTAGAGTCTAGACAAAAGGAGACACTACAGATGGCAAAGTTTATTCGAGTTACTACCCCTGTCGGAATCGCTGCTTACCCACGCCTTACAACACCGGACACAAAGTTCGACGCTGATGGTGTGTACAGCATTGATCTTGATCTTGACCCAAAGGTTAAGTCAACAACTGTGTTCATGGCTGCGTTGAAGACAGCGGCTGACGAAGCCTATGCACAAGTGTGCAAGGATCGTGGCGGTAAGAAACTGAAACGTGCTTCGTTCCCAACAAAGGAAACTGAAGACGGAATGATTCGCATCAAGTTTAAGTTGAAGGCGAAGGCGGGTAATGCCGACAAGTCTTGGTCACAGAAGCCAATGTTGTTTGACGCTTCAGGCAAGGCGATTTCAGAAGTTCTCAACGTAGGTTCCGGCACCAAGTGCAAGGTATCTTTTGAGATCATTCCTTACTTCACTGCGATGGTTGGAGCAGGTGTTTCACTCCGACTGAAGGCAGTGCAGATCTTGGAGTTGAAGGAGTACACTCCCGGCGATAACTTTGATGCTTACGGGTTTAAGTCTGAGGATGGTTTTGTTGCAGCAGCAAAGGGTGAGGCTACGGCAGAAACATCAGACTTCACTAGTGGGGATGATTTCTGAAAATAGTTCTCAAAGTTCTGCCCGTACCTGCAAGCCGCCCAAGAATATCTAGGCGTGGCTTTGCCTACTACGGAAAGATCTACGAGAACTTCAGACGAGAGTCAAAGGCAGCCCTTGCGTTAATGACCCAACCCAAGGGTTGCCCTCTCTCCGGCCCGCTAAAAGTTAGTATCGTCTTCCACTGCCGACAACCTAAGAAGCCATCAAACGTATGGCCTATTGGGGACATCGACAACCACGTGAAGGGAATCTTAGACTCCCTCAATGGTTGGGCTTGGTTAGACGATGTTCAGATCACGCTGCTGAATGCTCGAAAGTGTTACAGCAGCACACCTCGAATTGAAATAGAATGGGAAGAACACAATGTCGGTAGCACAGAAAGAGTCGGAGTTCGTTCAACATGAGCCTTGTCCAAATTGCAAAAGCCAAGATAATCTCGCACGTTACACAGATGGCCATGCATATTGTTTTGGTTGTAAGTATTATGAAGTGGGCACTGGTGAGCCGCTTCAAGAAGTAAAGCGCACCAACACCTCACTCATTGAAGTCACTCCGGTGGCTTTGAACAAGCGTGGCATCACAGAAGACACCTGTAAGTTCTGGCAGTATGGGATTGGAACTTACAGTGGTCAGCCCGTGCAAGTCGCACAATACATCAAAGAAGGTTCGGTGATTGCACAGAAGTTGCGATTCCCATCCAAAGACTTTTTGGTGTTGGGTGAGACCAAGTCGCTGCCTTTGTTTGGTCAGAACCTGTGGCGAGATGGTGGTCGCATGGTTACGGTAACCGAGGGTGAAGTTGATGCCCTGACCGTGAGCCAACTGTTCGGAAACAAGTGGCCTGTGGTTTCACTTCCAACCGGTGCCGCAGGAGCACTGAAGTCGTTCCAATCTAATCTTGAGTGGCTTGAGAAGTTCGACTCAGTTGTGATTATGTTTGATGATGACGAGCCCGGACGCAAGGCTGCACTTGAGTGTGCAATGTTGCTAACTCCCGGAAAAGCAAAGATCAGCACAATTGTTGGCTTCAAGGATGCGAACGAAGCACACATGGCGGGTGAAGGTAAGCGGGTCATCGATGCGGTATACGGTGGCAAAGTCTACAGACCTGATGGCGTGGTTCTTGGTTGTGACTTATGGGATACAGTTACCCAAGAGGACACCAACGACTCCACACCATATCCGTGGGCTTCACTCAACGACAAACTGTTGGGCATCCGCAAGGGTGAACTAGTGGTGATGACGAGCGGTACAGGCATCGGAAAGTCATCGGTGTGTCGTGAGATGATCTGCCACTTGATTCGTGCCGGTAAGAAGGTTGGACTCTTGATGCTTGAAGAGAGTGTCAAAAGGACGGCTAGAAATCTTATGGCTATACATTTAAACACACCCGCCTACTTCTGGGCTGACCGCAAGGTATCGGATGAGCAGAAGAAAGAAGCCTTTGATGCGACCGTAGCCAAGGTGGTTCTGTTTGATCACTTCGGTTCGGTTAACCCCGAGAACTTGTTGGCACGTATTCGATACATGACCAAGTCCTGTGGGTGCGACTACATCTTCCTAGACCATCTCAGCATTGTTGTGTCCGGTCTTGGTGATGGAGATGAACGCAGGTTGATCGACAACGCCATGACTTCTCTTAGAAGCCTAGTGGAGGAGACCCAGTGCTCGTTGTTTGTTGTTAGCCATCTTCGCCGACCTGATGGTGACCGAGGGCATGAGGAGGGTGCCACTACGTCTCTTGCTCAACTCAGAGGCAGCCATGCGATTGCACAGTTGGCTGACTCCGTGATTGGACTGGAGCGAAACCAACAGGGTGACACACCGAACGAACTAGTGATCCGTGTCTTGAAAAACAGGTTCACAGGCGATACGGGTGTTGCAGGAATGCTGCGGTACTTTAAAGAGTCTGGTCGCTTACACGAGTTTGAAATGGAGATCAACGATGAAATCTAAGAACGCCATATTGTGGACTGATTGTGACAAGGCGTTGATTGGTATTGCAGAACGGTGTGGAGCAATTCCACTTCCGGTCTACGACTACAACAAATTGATGGTGCTGTTTCAGAAGCGTGGCATGGAACCTCATGAAGCCGCTGAGTGGATTGAGTACAACATACTTGGCGCCTATGTCGGTGAACGAACGCCAATGATTATGTTTCCCATGAAGCCGAAGGAATGCATTGAACGCCTTACTGATGGAGATGAAGAATGAGCCCCGTAAAACGAAAACTAACTGAAGCACAAGTACTTGAGATTAAAGCGTTGGCTGAAACAAAGATGAAGCGTGTGGACATCTCTAGGATCTATGGCGTAAGCCCCCAATTGATCTCACGCATCATTCGCTACGGCTACAACCCACGTCCTAGGTATGAAGAGTTTTATATCAAACCTAGAATTGCTCCGCAGACTTGGGAACATACTGCGGCTCAGTTCACGGAACAAAATCCTGATGACCCTATGACTGGCAAGGCTGCTCGTAGGATTCACGATAAAGCGTTGAGAAAAGTTGCTGCTTACTTTAAGATACTTGGCTTGAACAAAAACGATTTAGTCTAGAGTCTAGACAAGGAGAACACATGAACATTTCATTTGATATCGAAACAAATGCAATTTACGATTGGCTTAACTTAACTGACGTGACTGACATTAAATGCATGGCCATCAGCGTTGATGGTGAGGAACCACAGAGTGTAAGCATAGTTGACGGTTTAACTATGTTGCAGAATGCCGACCTAGTGATTGGACACAACATTCAATCATTTGACATTCCGGCACTACAACGTCTGTACCCAAACTTTAAGGTCAACGCTATATTTGATACGTTGATTGCTTCACGGCTGCTCCATGCGGATCAACGGGACAAGGACTTTCAAGTTCCCGGGATGCCGAAGGAGTACGTGGGCTCTCACAGTCTTGGAGCGTGGGGACACCGGCTAGGGCAACCAAAGTCTGTGGCGCCTAGTTTTGACTGTGTCTCTGAGGAGTTAAAACGTTACTGTGAGCAGGACGTTCGAGTCACTAATGTTTTGTACAAGCACCTGAAGAACCACGCTGCTCTACCTTATGCTAAGATTGCCTTGGATCTAGAGCACAACTTTGCATCCATCGTAAGAGCACAAGAACGTGTTGGCTTTCCGTTTGACGTAGCGGCGGCCGAGGTGCTTCATGCTGAACTCCGCAAGGAGATGTTGTCTATTGAGCAAGACCTGCAAATAGTTTTCCCTCCAAAAATTATAGAGCGAACCTCTGAGAAAACAGGAAAGGCATTAAAGAATAAGACTGAGATCTTTAATCCCGGATCTAGAATTCAGATTTACGACCGTCTACATGAACGCTACAATTGGACACCAACAGAGCACACTCCGGATGGACGAGCACGTGTAGATGAGGCTGTTCTTGCTTCTCTTACCTACCCTGAAGCCAAGATGCTGAGTCGATACCTGACAATCATCAAGCGACTGGGGCAATTGGCTGATGGAGACGAAGCGTGGCTCAAGTTAGTAAGCAAGCATGGGCGTATGCATGGTCGAGTAAACACCAACGGTGCAATCACTGGTCGTTGCACCCATTCCAAGCCAAATATGGCTCAGATCCCATCTGATGCAGCCTACAGGGCACTTTTTGTTGCTCCAAAGGACAAGGTATTGGTTGGGGTGGACGCTAGTGGCCTTGAACTGCGCTGTTTAGCCCACTATTTAGGTAAGTATGACGGCGGTAAGTATGCCCGAGCAGTGGTGGAGGCTGATATCCATTGGGAGAACGCCAAAGCCTTTGGTTTAATCGGAGATGTTGCTCAGGATAAGAACAATGCTGCACATAAGGCTGCCCGTAACCAAGCCAAAGGTGCGATCTATGCTCTGATCTACGGCGCAGGGAACGACAAACTGGGTCTTGTACTTGGTGGAAACAAAGCCACAGGTAGCAAGGCTCGTCGTAACTTTGAAGCCAAGGTGCCAGCCTATCTGCGGCTTAAAGAAGACGTTGAGGCACTGATGGAGCGTCGAGGTTGGATCAAGGGTCTTGATGGCCGACCACTGTGCCCTCGCTCTGCTCATGCTGCATTGAATACTTTGCTTCAGTCAGCCGGTGCCGTAGTGATGAAGCAAGCGTGTGTAATTGCTCACAAGAATTTTAAAGTGCCTGTGCAGCAAGTTGCTACCGTGCATGACGAGTATCAATTTATTGTTTCTCCGAGTGACGCAGAGGATATAGGTAAGATCGTCGTGCAAGCCATTGAACAGGCAGGACGAGACTTTGATTTTAGATGTCCCCTCACAGGAGAATATCGTTGCGGAAAAAACTGGTCGCAAACACATTGATTGCCTACTCTGCCGGACTCATGGACGGTGAAGGATGCATCAGGTGGAACAAATCTCCATCAGTGGAAGTTTCAAACAAGCACATTGGAGTTTTGTATAAACAACAAGAGACTTGGGGTGGAAGCGTACGATGCAAGGGACAAGGTGTATTTGTTTGGACTCTCTGCGGTCAAAATGCTTTGAAATATTTAAATGATGTAATGACTTTTAGTGTTATAAAGTATCCTCAAATCCTTACATTATTATGCGTTGTCAAAGCCACAACAAAGACCGAACGTGACCGACACATTAATACATTAAAGAGAATGAAGCATGAATACTCCAATTGACTATTTGACAACCGCCGAACTTGTAGCCGAACTAAGAACACGGTTTGAGGAAATGGCTTTTATTGGCTATCGTCGTAATAAGAATGAAGACAACTACGTTATACGTGTGAAAGCCACCGTGCACGGAACCTATGGATTACTTGAGGTTCTCCGGAACGCCGCTGATTCACAAGAAGGAACTGAATGAAAAAGCAAAAGAAGAAAACTAGCAACAAAACAACACTATTGATTGACGGGGACATTTTAATTTACTCTGTTTGTTCTGCTACTGAATACGTTGCACGTTTTGATGAGGACACCGATGTTGTGTTTGGCAACGTACAGGAAGCAATGGCTCGAGCAGAAGGGATTCTAAAGGGTTGGATCACTCAGTTAGACGCCGAGTTTGTCGTGCTTGGTTTCACTGGCTCTGAAAACTATAGGAAAGAGGTTTACCCTATGTACAAGAGCCACCGGAAGGCGTGTCGCAAACCGTGTGGATACAAGTCGCTGAAAGAATTGTTCCACAGCAACTACTGCGTAAAGGAAGAAGCAAAGTTAGAGGGCGATGACATTATTGGTATTCTTCAAACCGAGAAGACTTATCAAAACTCAATCATTATCTCATCCGACAAAGACTTGAAGTGTATTCCCGGAATGCTGTTTAATCCTGACAAGGACGAGACGCCGACCATGATTACACTTGAGGAGGCCAACAGGAACTGGCTGACACAGACGCTGACTGGGGATAAGACCGATGGTTACCCCGGACTCGAAGGTGTCGGCCCAGTGACTGCGGCTAAGATACTGAAGGAAGGCAAGTGGTCTGAAGTGCTGCAAGCGTATGAAAACCTAGGGTACACCGAAGAGTATGCACTAACTCAGGCTCGGTGTGCTCGTATACTTCGCCACGGCGAATACAATTGGGACACAAAGGAGATATCACTATGGCAACCATGAATCGATCAACATTACTAGCGTTACACAGCGAACTGTGTGATGAGGCTCGAGGCTTATCTGAGCGCAAGAACCACGACTACAGCGGCGGTAAGGACGATAGTCACCCGTTCCTAAACTTCACCCGTTGCGAGTCTATGGGGATCTGCAAGACAGAGGCTGGGATCTTAGTCCGGATGACCGACAAGATGTCCCGCCTAAGCACCTTTGTGACTACAGGGGAGTTTAAGGTCAAGGACGAAGCCCTGCGAGATACCGTGTTGGATATCATGAATTACGCCATTATTCTCTATGCTTACACACAAAGTCAGAAGGTAAGCCATGAATAAGGATATTTCTAAGGATGTTTCTATTCCAGTACTCACGCCAAACGTGATCCAGTTCTTGAATACACTCTTTCCAGAACGTTGTGC